AAGATAGCATAGACTCCATCGCCAAGATAAGATGCTGGTCTTTTAAATTCACCATAAGTTATTATTTCCACTTATTACCTCCCTAGAATACATGATTTCTCTCAATGTAGTCTCCATTTTTGTACAGCAGTAAATTAAGTCCTCCGTGTAAGTGTGAGAAGATTGCACAGGCTAAAGAGTTCATTACGTTAAGGGCGCAGGGAACTATATAATCGCCCTTGGAAGAATTCTTTAAGATACTAAAGAACGTCCTGTGCATGTTGTTAGTTGAATAGCGATTCATAGGACCTTCGCTGAGAAATATCACATTCCCAAAGTCCTTTGCCGCGCTAAAATCATGAGATGATTTGTTTACAATGTAGACGTTAGCCTTGTCCATTAGGTCCTCGTTGTTAGTCTTCAATTAAGTCATTTACTGGAGTTGTGTTTGACATACCTTTTAAATTGTGTAGTAACGAATCAGGTGCGGTTGACTTTACTTGTTCAGTTGGTCTTCGGTCACGTAGGTCTAGGTCTTTGTTAGGTAGACGCTTTGGTGACAGTTCGTTTAATTTTTTTACAAACTTATTCTTATCCTCAGATGGTTGGAATGTAGGGACTTCCAACGGAGTTATGTCGAACTCCACTGGTTCATCTGTACATTCGTGAGGAGAGATTAAGTCTATAATGCGTCCATGAGTAGGGATTGCTTTCTTGAATACTTCTAGGCGTTTCCCACAGTTGGCGCAGAAAGTTAATTTAGACATCTTCTTCTAACTCCTTAATTTCCACTTTGAATATTTCCCAAGTTTTTGCGTTAGGTGCAAATCCAGTAAGTGTGCATTCAAGTTCAATTCCGACCTCTAACAATGCAGAAACTTCAGACGAGAATTTCTTCGGCACGTAGCCTATGAATCCTGCCTTGTCTCCGTTGTCGAAGTAGATTTTAATTGCATTAGGATCGAACTTGTTCTCAGGCTCAGGGATTAGTTGAAGTGTGTTTCCTTCAGACATTGAGTTTAGGACATTCTTGTATTCATGGAACTTCACACCTGCTACGAAAAATTCTCTTTTATCAGACATTCTTTTTCCTCCTCTTCATTGTCAAGATATTTCTTACTATTGCTTTGCAACTCTTGCATAAGTAAGTTCCTGCACTTGTTTTGCCGGACTTCCATAGGTCAGGTTGGCAGAAGTTACAAGACCTAATTGAGATTGGTTTAGTCATCTTCGATTACCTCTATGTTAAAAGTCCCTTTGGGAATTTTCTTATCAGTTAAGTGTTGGTAGTGAACTATTGCACGGAAGTTGTGGAGACTTTCCCTGATCTTCCAAAGCCTAGCTTTTTCCTCAAAGTCTAATCCAGCACTTACGTTGAACAAGTCACCGCTTTGAGAAGACATTGTTAAGGCACCTATGCGGCCTTTAGGAACTCCGTCCTTAGAAACTTCCTCGACCCAACCTACTATGGCATATTCATCTTGTTTCTTAGGTTTAAATTTCATGACGAAAGTAGAGCGTTTCTTTTCATAAGGTGCATTTGCGTGCCTTATGATTATTCCTTCGTAGCCGAGTTTAATTACTTGATCAAAAGTTCTTTTTACATCATCTAGTGATTCGCAGATCCAGAATGGTGAGACAACTAACCAAGGACTAAGCCCGCGTAGTTGCTCAATAATTAAGTTTCTGCGCATTTGAGGTTGGTCGTTGACTACGTCGAAGATGTGAAATTGAATCTTTTTATGCTCAGGATGAATGTTTACGGTTCTTGAAGTTATGGAAAGTATTTCCTCAAAACTCATTCCGTGACAGTAAAGTTCTCCGTCTAGTTCTGCAGTGATTCCTCTAAGTGCTTCGTTAAGGTGAGGAACACTATAGACTACGTTTTCCTCAGAACTTAACAACATAACTTCATTACCTTTAAGTCCTGTGGTAATAGGTATGCTTCTGCACCTAACTCCATCATACTTGGGCTGCACTATGTAAGGCGGAGACCACTTAGCTAACCTTTTCTCTTCAAACGGATAGCATTTTTGTATCCCCTTCCACCTCTGCCATTTACCTGCCATAGCCTTTTTCCTTTCTATAAGAATTGTAGGCTTCAATGACTGAGTTTTTAAACTTAATCAAATCAAATTCGTTGGATAGGTAAAGAGTGATTTCTGGACAGTTTATGTTTGAACTGTAGAGTGAGATATTAATTGGCCAGTCGTCTTTGTCAACTCGGAGATTACTAGAATGTCTGATTTTAAACTTAGGACCTTTTCCTTTCTCGCAGAAGAAACTTGCTGAGTTAAATTCCATCTTATAATCCTTTCGTAGTTTGTTTAATAATTTAACGGACTTTTAATCAATTCTAAGATGTACATTTTAAGGAGTTAAAAAATTGCCCTGGTTAGTGGCGCTTGACAACTTCATCCTTTGCACCAACCAGGACAACCCGAGCAGGAGGTTAGATGAATCTTTTATCCCTTCAGTTCCGCAGCCCGTTTCTGCAGTTCCTTGATCATCTTTACCTGTTCCTCTGCAGTTGCTGACAGAAACTGAGCCTGATAAGCGACTGTAGGATCAACAGTAGCACCCTTAGTGGAAATCCCTAACTTAGCGGCTCCAAGCCTGGACTGAAGCTGATCCTGAGTCTCACCTTTCTTCATCCCTGCGCGCATGTTACCTTGGAGCGTCACTACCCAGGAACCATCACAGTTTGTGGAAACTGCCTCATCTCCAAACATCTCGATCTTTTCCTTGGCAGTTGCGCCAGTCTGAACTGTAATGCTGAAAGGTCCGAGTTCGGGAGTGTTATTCTTCGCGTTAGCCGGTACTTTTGCAGTTACTACCATTGCTTTAGGCATTTTTTATTCCTTACGTAAGAGTTGGATGAAATAAGATAAATTTTAGTAAATTGTTGAAGAAGTTTGTTAGGGCTAAATCATAGGCAATCACCTTCCTTTCGTTGTCTTGAGTGATTAGTTGTGGCATGGTGCAAATTTGATTCCTTTATTATAGACCTTCTATGACGTAATGTCAATGTATTATTTGGTGCATTTAACTCCAGTTAAGCCACGAGATCTGGAATGTAGTCTGGTTCGAGACCAAACCAATCTTCGCAGATATCATAGGCATCTTCGCCATTTGAAAGGCGATTGTTTAGATCTTCCCTAGCATCTGAAATTAGTTCATCTGCTTCTTCTTCAGACATATTGTCTCGATTAATTAAGACTTGTTTTATGCTTAGCATTTTTTACTAGCCCTCCCAGCGTTCCATGCATAGTGTGCGATGTCCTCTAACTCCGGCGCTTCAACGTGAGCAGATACAAAGTGATCCCACCAAGTGGCAAACTGAGTTTGACTACTAGCATAGTCCACAGTTGGAACTTCAAATAGCTCATTGCTAAGACCTGCAAACCAGTTACCGTTCTTGTTAAACACTTTACCTTCGTTCTTTAATGTACTAAGTGTTCCACTGATACTTTGTTGAGACCAGCCGCGTTCTGCTTCTATTGCCTTAACCTTAACCCCACCTAAGTCATGGTTGATTAAGACTGTTTCTAAGATAACTTCCTTCTTATTCATCCCTTAATCCTCCTTCAGTTCAATTCCTACACGTTTAGCCAATGCACGTACTTGATCCATAGTCATTTGCGCAGGCTCGATTTTGGTAGGTTTGTTAGACTTCCTCTTACTTCCTGGTTTAGGGCTTGGAATTCTAGTAAACCTTCCATCTATTTCAGCCAACTCTAAATCAAGCTTCTCATAGGCTAATGTAGCCTTATGACATTCAGTCATTAATAAGTCAGTTTCTTTCTTACTTGCAGAATAAGTTTGGTAGGATTCAAGTTGGATAACTTTAGCAATCAACCTTTGATGTTCTAAATCTCTAATCCTTTCTTCTAATTCCATAGTCTTAATCTCCTTTCATTTAAGATCGTTTTGAAATTTAACGGACTATTGAACCTCCAAGTGCACTGAAGGCCCAATAGTAACCAAATGCTATGCCGATTAGCAAGATGAAAAACTTAACCATTACTGACTTTAACATGATAGTTCAAACCCCATACTTTGTGCGATCTTTAACTTGTCATTGATAGTTAATTTATGAGTCTTACGCTTGGTATAGTTATTCTTCCTAACCCAAGCATCTTTAGCAGATGTTTTAATTATTCTCTTTTGCCTAACTATCGAGATATTATATCCTAATATAGTTACTCTAGCCATTAGACATTACCTCCCTCTTCCCATTGCTTATCAAGCCATTGATCATACTTGAAGTCATCTTGAATTTCCGCGAGTTCCCTGGCTGCTTCTGCTAGTTCATTCTCATCTTCGTAATCAAGCGGACAAAGGTCAGTTTTACGTTTAGTACACTCTCCGTCCCTATTTTCAAAACTACATCCAGAATAACACATTAGTTAACCTCCAAACACTTCATCTTGACACGTTTGACAAAGACCTGAAATAGTATATTCTTTGGCAGACAAGGCATCTTTGAAATTAACTGCAGGTTGAAGGCAGAAAGCACAGACTACTTTACTTTGACTCTTTGTCAAGGTCTGTCCTGAGATGTTTTCCGCGAGACTGTCAACGAATCCTTGCATTTGTTTAGTCCTTTTCATACTAACTCCTTTCATATTGAGTATTTACAAAAACTCCATTTCACCCGTATAATATCACATTTAACATGAGATGTCAATAAGGCATCAAACATTAAACGACATACTTAACCTTTCCAGTCCGTTTTAAATTTAAACGGACTAAACATTCCTAGCCGCTTGCAACTTCATAATCTCCTCCACATTCACAGGTGCATTTTCCTTGGCAGCCACTTCCTCTTCTCTCACCTTATTATACTCATCTAATTCACTCTCAGTCATATTTGACCTTAGTACATTCTTCTGCACTTCCCCAGGTTCTTCTGGTAACTTTCCAGTTTCTCTATAAGCCTTAATAGTATTATTCAACTCAACCTTTCTAGCTTCTTTCTCCTTCTTTTCTTCCTCACTTAATTCTACCTCAACCTTAACATCTCCATTCATAGCCTTCTGCCTCTCAATCATCTTCCTAGCCATCTCTACATCATCAGCATTAATCACACCTTCATAAACACTTCCTACATCGAAAGGTTCCACACTATGCTTATTATTAACCATGACATGTGACCTAGGTACAAGCTCCCTAGTATCAATTCCCTGATCTCTTAAAGTCTCAAACATAATAGCTGTGCTTATCTTCTTCATTGACCTTTTACCTAAGCTCCTTTGATAAAGTCCTTTCTCAATCAAGTACCTATGAGCATCTGCTACACTATCAATTCCTTCAGGCACTTTTCCATGACTATTTAGTAAGTTACTCAGTGCGCTAACACTCCAACTTAATAACTTACTCATACTACTAATCTCTACATTCTCAACCATCTCCCAATACTTACATAGCCTTGCCAGATCAACTATACTAATCCTTCCTTGTACTGGCACACTACTTTCTCTTCTAACATTACCTTCCATCAAAGGTTCTTTTTTATCTCTTATCATAATACTAACTCCTTCGGACAGTTGTCCTTTCTATATTGTTTGGCTGGAATGTCTAATCCAAGTTTATCCTTTAACACTAACCTAACACTGTACAAGTCAGTTATTCTCTTAACCTTACATAGATCACATATATCTATAATCATCTCTGCACTCTTATTAATCACCTCCTTATCCTTACTTCCTTTATTAACGTACTTCATAAACTCTAGCAATGCATTAGTTCTAATCTCACGTATTCTCATAATTCCTCCTCTTCCTCCATTAGTGGTTTGCGGCGTATTAATTGTTTGCATTGTATTAATGTATACCTAGTATGCTACAAATGTGTAGCGCATCAATCATACACGTAAACACGTAAACAAGTCTACTCTCATACAATGTATATTGTATATAAGTAATCATGTATATATATTTTTATATACCCTACACATATAAGACAAACACATATTACATTAAACATTACATACATTATAAACATACTACAACTTAATGTCAAGGTATTATATGGTACATTGTTACACTAAACCAATCTATTAACCAACTAACTCCTAACTTCCCAAGTCTGTTAAATTCCAAAACGAACTTAAGCAAATAGTTAACTTTAACTTGCATTCCAAGTAGAGTTGATAGTTAATTAATAGTAGCTAATAACTAAAAAAGGCCTATGAATTAACATAGACCTTTTTAATTAAGTGGCTTATGGTTCTTTTAAATTACTTACTTGCTGCCTTTGCCATTAGGTCTGCAAAGTAGGCCGCTTGTTCTTCCTGGTTCATAGTAGCTAACTTTGCTACCATTGCAGTCTCAGGATCAATTTGAGGTGCCTTGCCTGGTGCCTTGGCATCTACCTTGATAGTTTCCTTGTCAACTAGATTGACATAGTTCTTTCTCCCACCACTTCCATTCTGCCATGATACTACATCCTTATCAAGTGCCTTCAGGAAGATATCCTGCAGCGTGAGACCGTCATACTTCATTTGAAGTGTAACTGTCTTCTTATCTCCTGCTTTTTTCGCATCTGCATCCGGCGAAAGCTCAATTGTCTTGTTCAACGTCACGTTTTCAACCTTCATATTCAGATCCATAATTTACCCCTTTCATATCGAGTATCAATTATGAACCATAAGCCACTCCACATGGAAGTAGTACAATACTCCCGCCATGCTTTTTATTAAATTGTCAAAGATCATTAAAAACATCATACCTCGAAAATGATTTTATGTCAAGTTTTATTTCATCAAACCAAAGGGGGATAGTTCATTCATACTCGCGGGGGTTACCTTTCCTACATTATAGAAGTAGAATACAAAACATCCTAAATGGTACAATTGGTACAACTACGTTGCTGTACAGAGTGTTGATTAAAGTGTTGGTTTGATGATACGCAGTTTTTTAGTTGGTAATTAAGATCGTTTTATTTTTTAACAAACTGTGGAATATTAGCTAACGAAATGTACTGAAAATTACATTGACATTTATGCTACAAACTGTTATGCTTTAACCAATGTAGGAGAAATAGATTTTATGGAGTTGGAAAATGCCAGAAGTTCAAACTAGAAATAACCTCTATGGATTTGAATATCTCGAACCGGACAAAAGGCGTCTTAATGAAGGCCAAGAACGTCAATTTGAAGTTAAACAACTTTGGCAACGCTCTCATGAAATTGTCAACTTGTCAGCGCGCGGTTATAAGAATGTTGAAATAGCGCAGATACTTAACATTTCCCCAGTGACAGTTTCTAACACTCTCAATGGAAAGTTAGGCCAGCACAAACTATCTGAAATCCGCCAGGAACGTGATGCAGATACGAAAAAAACTATAGAAAAAATCAGAGTTCTGACGGACAAGGCACTTAATGTTTATCATGAGACATTTGACAATGAGTCTGGAAATGCAACCTTGAAAGACCAAATTGCAGTTGCAAACATGGTTACTTTGGAACTCAGTGGATTGCGCGTTCCAACTAAAGTTCAAAGCCATTCAATTCACACTGCATTGACTAAGGACGAAATTGAAGGGTTTAAAAAACGCGCTACATCCGCAGCTGATAACGCAGGAATAGTTATAGATGTTGAATCTTCCAATGGAGCAGTTGCTCCGTCCACTGCATCCCTGGTTGACGCTGGTACTATTGCTGATGAGAGAGTTTCTGAAAAAATACTTTGATTTGTTGATGATTAGTTTGCTAATGGCTTTGAGCTTTACAGGTTTGTTAGTTATTCTTTTCCTGGTCAAACATTATGATTAAAGATATCTTGGCAATGGCAGTGGTTGGTGTAGTAATGACAGTCGCGGTTCCAATCTGTTTTGCGGCGGCAGTTATCTGGCAGCTTTGGGAGATAACAAGTGAGAATAAACAATCTAAGTCCACACCGCATTGGGCGTGATAAGTGGGAGCGTTGGCAGCATGTTAGTAGGTTAGAGATTACGTTTACTTGGGAACAAATTAAGTGGTTTTTCAACTGGCTATTCGGCCGAAAAGGGAGATAAGAAAATGGACTTTATTCTAAAAATGGCAATACCGATCATAATGCAGCTTGTTGAGCAGCTTCTCAGTGCAGAAAATATCCAGAAGTACGGAGATAAATTATTTGACTTTATTGAAGCCGCAGTTAAGTCAAGCGATACAACTATTGACGATATGACTGTATTACCTTTAATCAAGGCTCTGAGGATTGCACTGTCTATCCCTAACGATTAGATCGTTAAATTTCAAAACGGACTATTAATTAACTAATGGATGAAGAACTTAAAAAAATCCTAGCTTCCTGTTCAACTTCAACTCGAATGGTTGCTAAGACTTTCTTCCCTGAACGCTTCAACAAAGAATTTGCTGAGGAAGTTCATGGGAAGATCTTCGACCTCATTGACGGTCCTGAGAATCAAATAGCCATAGCTGCGCCCCGCGGCTGGGGGAAGACTTCAATAGTCGCCTTAGCCCTAATGGCTCGTTACATCCTCTTCCGCCACACAGGCTTCATCTGTTACATTAACAAATCTCACGAAGCAGCTTCACTTCAAACCGAAAACCTAAAACGTGAGTTAATAACTAATCGTACAATTCGCGGAATCTTCGGTTCAGTCAAACCTTCCAAAGGTGAAGGGAACGATTTTGAAGAAGTTTTTAGTAAGAAGTCTTGGGTAGCTTATGATTCACTAGTTTGGCCGCGCGGAGCTGGGCAGCAAGTTCGAGGCGTTCTGTTCAAAAATGACCGACCTGGACTATTCGTCATAGACGACCTCGAGGACAAGAAAAAGATAATGAACGAAGACCTTCGTAAGGAAATAAAAAACTGGTTCTTCTCTGACGTTATCGAGGCCGTTCCTCAGTTACACAATGACTGGAAAATTATCTACATAGACACTCTCAAACACGAAGATTCTCTCCTCCAACACTTGCTTGAATCCCCAGACTGGGCCTCAGCGCGTCTCGAAGCCTGTGACGACGACCTCCACTCAGTCGCACCTCACTTTGTCTCCGACGCAGTCATCAAGTCAAAATGGGACAAGGCAGTAAACGCGGGCGAGACTGACTCTTTCTTCCAAGAACACCGTAACCTTCCTATCTCATCCAAAGATTCTTCCTTCCCACAGGAATATTTTAAATACTATAACTTACCACCTGAGAAGAATCTTCGTGAAGGAATTGACTTAAAGTTGTTTGACTCTGAAGTCCAACTAGACCAAAATATCGAAACTGTAATCATCCTTGATCCAGCTAAGACTGTAAAAATCCATTCTGCTGAGTCAGCCATAGTTGGAATCGGCATAGACCTTAACTCAGCTCGTCTCTATGTCCGAGACATAATCTCTGATAAGATGTACCCAGATGAAATCTACGACGCAATGTTTGGAATGGGCCAGATGCTTGGCGCGAAAGTCTTAGGCATTGAAGAAACTTCTCTAAACGAATTCATCAGACAGCCGATTAAAAATGAGATGTTTCGCAGGGGTTCATTTTTCGAACTTATCTGGCTTAAGGCTCGAGGTGGAATGAAGAAAGAACTTCGCGTTAAGGAACTTGTACCTTACTACCGAGGCGGTTACATCTATCACAATGCCTCCTGCATTAACACGCGAAAGTTAGAACAACAACTCCTTATGTTCCCTCGTTCAAAACTCTGGGATATTATGGATGCCTTAGCTTACATAATTGAGATGCTTGAACTTGGAGAACGTTACTTTTCTCCGACTAACAACCCGGAAGATTCCGAAGCTGAATACGCCGATCTCGACTACGACAAGCCAATGGAAGACTGGAGGGCTATGCAATAATGCCTGACTGTGATAATCCTAAATGTCATGAGCATATGACAACTGAGTTGGCCAAAAAAGCTGACTGGAAAAAGGTTGACGATTTGCGTAGTTGTTTGAATAAGAAAGTCCCAAAGAGTTGGCTATGGCTTGGATTTGTCTTCATCGGATTGCCTGTGTCAGTTATGGCTGCTGGTGTTTGGGCTGGTCAGACTAGCGATCCTCTTCGATATGCTGGCAAGATGGAGATCAGGAACGTTGCAACAAGAGTTGAGCGACTAGAAGAATCAAGTAAGTATCTCCGCCGTGATATTGATGAAGTTAAAGCTGGTATCAAAGAACTACTTAAGCGTACACATAAAGTTGAAAGTGGTAAATGACTATATAAAAGCAATAAGATTGTTTAATTTTAAAACGGACTAATTAATTAACTAATGGCATTTCCAGACTTACCTACACCTACTGGAGCATGGCGTTCATTCTGGGTCGGATCAGCAGGACCATTCTGGTACGACGATGGAGCGGATGTTGCAGATCCTGATTTAGAATACGATGGCTTAGCTGTGCCGCTTCAATCTGGATTTACAACTAATGCACAGATAAACATAGCTCAAGCTCCAGTTGAAGATTACCAAGCACTCCGCCTTGTGGATGTAGGAGTAATAGCCGGTGACGTAATTGGTCCTGCAGCCTCAACAGATAATGCGGTTGCAAGATGGGATGGGATTACTGGAAAGTTAATCGACGATAGTCTTCTTATAGTTGACAACATCGGTCATATCAGCTCGTTTGGCGGCAACATAGTGTTTCCGGCGGCGCAGGTTTCTTCAGCTGGAGCCAACACACTTGATGATTACCAAGAAGGTTCATGGACTCCTGGGTTGACTTTTGGTGGTGCTGCAGTTGGCCTGGTATTGGCCGAGGCAGCGGGTTACTATACCAAGGTCGGCCGAGTTGTGACAACCACTGGCTCACTTCGACTGACGGCAAAAGGAACTTCCGTTGGATCGGCAGTTCTAACTGGATTCCCTTTCCCAACCATAACTGGCGCACCGTATAGTCAGCCAAGGGCAGGTGGCGTAATTGGAGAAGCGGCGAACTTCACAACTATAACAAACATTCATTTTTATATGGACCACACAGCTTCAGTTGCTGCACTTATATTTGACCTTGGTTCAGTTGTAACAGATGCCCACTTTCAAAATACATCATATTTGTTTGGTATTTCAATAACGTACCTTACGAATTAATATAATGAGTTAGGAGCAACTAAATGCCATACATTGTCAAAGGCGAGCCATCTAGTTGGAAAGAAAGTTATTCTAAAGGTAAAGAGCATAACTATAAATACCCCTCTGGACTTAACCTCAAACCAGGAAGTGACCTGCATAATTCTCTCCGAGACAAAATCTGGGAACGCGCGAATGAGGCTAGACATGAAATCTCCAAACGCTTCCCTTACTGGCGCGAAATAGACCGAATGTTAACTGCTTACATTCCATTGAAAGACAAAGAACTAGCCGCAAAAAACAAAGACATAACTGAGCCTGTATCAATAGTCTTCCCTTACACTTATTCAATCTTAGAGTCACTCTTAACTTACCTAACAATGGCGTTCTTCCAAGACCCTATGTTTCAATATGAAGGGGTAGAAGACAACGACGTAATAGGCGCGATGATGCTTGAGATGGTAGTTAATCTCCACTGCATTAAAACCAAAGTTCCATTAGCTGTCCACACTTCACTCCGCGATTCACTAGCATACGGTGTAGGCATTGCAATACCTGGATGGAAGAAACAATTCGGACGTAAACCAGTTAAATCATCTATAATTACCCAGTCTGACCTCGGCGAACAAGTTACCAACGACGTCCAGATGGTCGATTCACTTCTTTTCGAAGGTAACAAACTATCAAACATCGACCCTTACATGTGGCTACCTGATCCTTCAGTTTCAAGTGCAAATATTCAAGATGGCGAATTCATAGGTTGGATTGATCGTGATAACTATATGAATATCTTATCAGAAGAAAGCCAATCTGAAGGTGGTCTATTCAACATCAAGTATCTTAAGGACAAAAAAGACTACCGATCAACCTTAGCCCTTGATCAAAGCGACCGCGAAGTCCGTCATGGAGGCGATAAAGAACTAAACCGTTCAATGACTAACACAACAAACCCAGTTGACATTATCAAGATGTATGTTACTATCATTCCTAAAGACTGGAAGTTGTCTAACGTTGAAGTTCCTGAAAAATGGTACTTTGAGCTTGCATCAGATGACATTATCATAGCTGCAAACCGCGCAGACCACGATCATGGAATGTATCCAGTTAGCGTAGCTTCACCTGAATATGACGGATACTCAATTACTCCAGTTAGCAGACTTGAAATGCTAAGTGGTTTGCAAGGCGTCTTAGATTTCGAATTCAACTCACACATAGCTAATGTAAAGAAAGCTATAAACGACATGCTTATAGTCGACCCATACTTAGTCAACATCAATGATTTAAAAGATCCACGACCTGGAGCGCTCATTCGCTTACGACGCCCAGCTTGGGGACGCGGAGTTGACAAGGTTGTTCAACAACTAATGGTTCAAGACATAACTCGCGCTAACATAGCAGACGCATCTTATATAACTTCTATGATGGACCGTACTTCAGGCGCCGATCAATCTATGCAAGGTTCACTTCGTCAAGGTGGCCCTGAACGCTTAACCTCTGCCGAGTTCAAGGGAACCCGCGGATCTTCAATAAGCCGCCTTCAACACATCTCAATGATCATCGGAATGCAGTTCATGCAAGACATCGGCACTATGTTCGCGGTCCACACTCAGCAATATATGTCTCAAGATGCCTACGTCCGCCTAGTTGGCAGGCATGAAGAATCTTTAAGAAAAACTTTTGCAAATCAAAACCAGCGTGGGACTAGTGTATCACTCTACGATCTGTCAGTAAACTATGATGTAATAGTCAGGGACGGTTCAATCCCTGGAGGTAACTTCTCCGACTCTTGGATTGACTTATTTAAAACAATAGGTACTAATGAAGAACTATCTCAACAATTTGATGTGACTAGAATCTTCATGTACATAGCTCAGCAGTTAGGCGCAAAAAATGTAGAAGACTTCCGACGTAACATTGATCAGATTCAGCCACAGGTAATGCCTGATGAACAAGTGCAGCAACAAGCTCAGGCTGGCAACTTAATCCCTATAAACGAAATGCAGCAATAAAGGAGACTAAACAATGAGAGCACTTTATGATGTAGTAGAATCCAGAGAAGGTTTCATCGACCAGTATGGTATGCAGCATAATTCGAAGAAAGTCAAACTAACTGCCGCGCAAGTCTTGGCTTTGCATACTACGCCGCAGACTTTGATTGCAGCGCCTGGGCCTAACAAGTTCATCCTTATTGACACAGCGATTGCCTACCTTGATTACAGTGGCGGTGCATTCGCTGGAGCCAATGACTTGGAAATCCGCGCAGTTGATGGCGCTGGAACTGTACTAGTCAATGACGGCTTCGCGGCTGCTTTCCTCAACAGTGTAGCAGACGCAATCGCAGTCGAATCCGGAGTAGCCT